TTTATTCCTGTTGGTCCATCGGATCCCTGATCCTCAAAACCCTCTAGATCTAGATTAACATGACACTCGAGAAGTGTATACATCGTCTCCTGCTTACCAACTTTTTTCGTGCCATCTAATTCTCTTTCTTTTTTCTCCACCTCATTCTGTTCTATTGTTGTTGGTGGTGATAATTCTATATCTCTGTAAAAACCATTGACCTGTTGTTTTCTTAATTCGTTTTCTGACATCTTGACAACGTGTATGACCGATTCAGCATCATCGATACTTGTTGCAGTGTATGGAACAACCAACTCATCTGCTGGTACAAACTTTGATACCACTCTTGCAAGTGGCACATCGTAGTAAACTTTTTTAAATGTAGAACCTGCGAGTGGCAGATGAAATAACATGGAGTCAAACTCCTCCTCGTACTCTTTCATCTGATCCATTATCAAATAATTCATAAAATCTTTCACACGTGTCGCCTGCTGCTCTGTTGCAGGATTCTGCACACCTATGACCTGTGTTCTCACCGGCCCATCTGCTGGTAATAATTCCTTGTATGCCTGTGCCTGAAACTGTGTGACGGCCTCAGCCAACACCGGGTGTGTTGCACCTGATGCTCCCTGAAATGGTTCTGTTCTATTCTCGTATTTAAATCCTAAAAGATCAAGACCCTGTTTGTAGGATTGCTCCCAATCCTTTCTTGATGATTTATAATCCATGTAGTTCTGAACCATGTCGTTGCCGATCGGATCCAAAACATCGTCTGGTAAAATATCTGCTAGATTATCAAAGTGTGATTCTGTTCCAGGTACGTTAATCGACCCTGGTTCAAAGTCTATCGTTGCGCCGCCATCCTCTTCTGGTGTGACCTCTATCGGTCCCTTTTCTTGTTCTGGTTCCTGAACAGAAACCTCTTCTGCTATCTCCTCCTCTGAGGGGATATCGATTTTGGTTCTAGTGTTCGGGAGTCCTTTATCTATTTCTGCCATTTAATACTCCTATTGTTTCTTAACACGTTTTAACAGACCTGGCAACCCATCCTTATCTGGGTTCATGGATTCTAACATGGCGCCTGATCTATCTCCTGCTTGTTTTGCAAGGCCACCACCTGCAGCCTGAAAAGGATCAAATGCTTGTCTTGCTCCTTGACTTCTTAATTCTGTTCTTTGCTCTGGTGTCATGGACCTTAGTTCATCTATTCTTTTTTTACTAAATTTTGCTGCATCAACACCTAATCCTGCAACACCTAAAGCTGCACCAACAGGTGTTGTAAATCTAGCAGCTCTACCTAATGGAATAGCTAAATTTAAAATTCTTTGAGCTGTTGGATTTTTTGTAATTTTAGCAATATTTTCTTTAAGAACACCCGGTAAAGATAGTTCTAAACCAACCAAGGGATCGACAACTGCATCAGCAATATTCTCTCCTTGGTCTATATTAGATTTTACTTGCGTACCTACAAAAGGTAAAACACCAAGTCTTGTTCCAGCACCTCTAAAAGCTTTTCCTAATGCAGTTTTAATTGGTGTGCCAGTCGCTTTTAAAACACCTGCTGTTCCAGCTGTCGTTAAACCTGCGGCCGTTGTTAGAGGATTTCTTTCTGCAAAAGTTTTATCATCTACGTAAACAGCATCAGACATAATGTTGTTTCCTGATGCATATAATCTTTCGGAAAAATCCTCATTAGAAACTAGTCTTGGCATAAGTTTTTTAAATTTTTGAAACTTAGGATCGTTAAATATTTTAAGTAAATCTTGCTCATCATACTCATTTATATTTTTAATAAATTTTTTACCTATCTCTTTTATATTTTTAATCATGTTTTTATATTCAGGACTGTTTTTATTTTTTAGATCAGCAGCAATCTCAGGTATAGGTTTTAAGTCTTTTGGTATTTTAAAACTGTAACGAAGTTCTTTAAAATTTTTGTCAAAGTATTGTTTATATTTTTTATATGCAGCCTTGTTAGCAATAGCTTTATCAGGTGAATCTAAAGTTATTTTTGGAATTCTAACTGGTTTAAAATTTCTCATCTTTTGAGAATTAAATAAATTTTCCGCTTCTGTTGCAGCTGCATTGTATCTTCCAACTGCTTGTATTGGTGTTATTTTTTTACCATCTCTAACTAATTCACCTTTAAGAGCTTTCTGCACATCTTCTTCTAATCTAGATAATAGAGCATCATATCTCATTTTATCTCCCTGATTTAATCTACCATCTATAACCTGACCAAAAATAGAATAAGGTTTAGATCCTAGTCTAAAGCTACCCTTTTTTGCTTTAGCCTCATCAACTTCAAAAGTTTCAGGTCCACCTCCAAAAGGTAATTCTTTTTGAACATCACCTCTAAGATTTTTTAAAGACTTTTCTCCAACAGATTCTCCTATTGCTTGGTCAATTACTTTTTTAGAAACTGATTTTGATTTATAAAAATTAGATATATTTGTAGCTTTTTTTTCATTTATTTTATCTATGCCTGGAACATCAAAATTACTATTAGGTCTTACAGCTTCTCCTAATTGTTTTAATTTATCTTCCGCCTGACTAACATTTAAATCTAATATGTCTTGAACTACTTTAAGATATTTTTTATCTGGAACTCCAGATTTTAACAAAGGCGCTAATCTTTTACTGTTAAAAAGTGTTCTTAAATTTTCTTCAAGTTTTAGAGTGACAGCTGTTTTTTTAGGATTTGCTGCGTCATAGTCTTTTACTGTTTTCTGTGCTTGTTCAAGAGTATCAAAACCTGCACCAGAAACAGTTACTGTATTTCCTCTTAGTAAAGGTTTATATTTAACAAATGTTTCTCCTGTGCTTAAATTTTTATACGTTGCCTTTTTAATATTTGGTTCAATTGTTTTTTTAGAAATTAATTTTATATTGCTATCTGTTCTAAAATCTTTTGTTTTTCCAATAATTTTTACACTACCTCTTTCTTTTTCTTCTAAAACACCTTTCTCTACTAATATGTCTTTTCCTTCTCTCACCCATGGAGGAGTTCCTGATCCTTTTTTTCTTTGTAGTTTAAAAATTTTTATAACTTTTTTTTGAGCGTCTAAAGGGCTATCTCCCTTTTCTACTAGATCTACAAATTTTTTAACTTTTTTATTTTTTAATGCTGTTTTTTCTTTTGTTATTTTTTCTAGAGCTTTTACGTTACCTGGATTACCTGGTTGAAAACCTTGACCTGTTTCGACATTAGTGCCTCCTGGACCAAATTGCATACGTCCACCATTATCAAAACCTATTCGTCCACCATCAGCAGCATTAAATGGTCTTTCTAAATTTTTTCTTTGTAAGTATTCTTCATACGTTTCTTGTGATGGATCAAAGTCTTTTAGTAATTCATCTTTCAAGGAACCTGGCTCAAGGTCGTCCGTCAAATCTGCTACAAACTCTCTCTTTCTGTTTCTACCAGTTTTTAAAAATTGATTTAACTCTTTAATTTCTTTAGGACCGAACTTCATTACTCTCCTAACATGTAGGCGAGTCCACCCCCAGCTTTTTTGATAGATGGTGCTTGATCTGTTGCTTCTTTAATAATATCTGAAACATCATCGATACCTGTATCGATATCTTTTAACTTACCATCTTCATCTGGTCTAACTGTAAACTCCTCATATTCATCTGCCACACGACCTTCTTCTGTCATGCCACCTTTTTTGTAAACCATAGATTCTTCTTTGTAACCAAACTCACCTCGGTCATCTATTTTTGTAACAACAGTTTCATCCGGTGTGCCATAAGCGTTTTCTCTTAACTCATAGTTTTTGTATCTGTAAGTTCTTTCCATTCTAGGATCAGCAACAGCATCATCAACCATGGTTCCAAGTCTTTTAATCTTATCAACTAATGCGAAGAAATAATCCGGAGCTTGTTTAACAGTTTCTTTAACTGTCTCAATAGTCTCTGGTGCTTTTTTACTAAGACCTAGTAATCCTGTTTTCAACGCAGCGATACCTCCGCCAATACCTGCAGCTTTTTTTAAAAATGCTCTTCGTGCTTTATCAAGTGATCCTATCTTATAACCAATACGACCACCGTCTGCTCTAAAAGTTGGAATGTCTCTATTAAACATAGCTTTCTTAGCTTCACTTGAATAAGTATCAAAATCTAATGTTCCTCCACCTGCTTTATATTTTTTAAAACTTTTTTTAATATCCATTTCTATTTCTCTTATATAATTAAGAGCATCTTTAGTATAACCACCTGGAATTGTTCCACTCGCTAGACCAATACGTGCCATACCGCCTTTTGCAAAATCCTCCGGATCATCAGGAGTAAATTTTTTTCTGGTCAGACCTTGATAAGCCTCATCGTATAATTTTATCCTTTCTTTTGTCGGCATGTCATCATAAACTAATCCCATACGCTCTGCCAGATTTTCTGCAACGAGTTCTGCATCAACGTTTCTATCACCAGAGAATCCTGGTGATGCATCGTCGATTGCCTCTTCAACTAGACTTTGTTTTTTGTTTTTAACCTCTTTAATATTTTTGCCCATCTGACTTTGCATCCTTGCAAAGATGTTATCAAACATTCCTTTCTGACCAACTTGCTGACCACCCATAATACCTTTAGATGTATCAATAACATTTCCCTCTAAATCGACAACCTTATTCATGTCTTTAAATCTTTGAACTGCTTCTTGTTGAATTTTTATCTTTTCAAGACCATCTGGTTTTCTACCCATGGCTTTCATGAAACCTCTAGTCAATTGACCGATTATTTCAACTACTGTCATTCCAAATTTTACTGCCATTAGTAATAAATCCTATCCTTGGGTTCTGCCTTTTCATCCACATAATCTTCAGGGTGATCGATCAGACCGCCCTGCCTGAATCGCATGATCGCCTGTGTCGTGGAATCCACAAGGTCATCATGATCGCCGTAGGGGAATGATGCACACTCCTCTATGACCTCCTCAGCAAATTTTTGCTCAGGAGCATATATCATACCAGATTCAAATAAAGGTGCAACCGCATTTACACGTGCGTGCTTGTCGTTTCCTTTTGACGGTGTGAAGTTGATAACGGGTATGTCCATTTTTCTAAGCTCGTATGTGAGAGGCAGACCTGATGCTTTCGCCTCAACAATGACAGATTCAGGCTTCCAGTAGGTGTATTGTTCAAGGGCCAATCTTCGAAGTTCTGGAAACTCGTATCTACCCTTGATGGCATCTAATAATATCAGACAGGCACCACTATCCTCGTTCGGATAGAAAACACCCCATGTGGTGATGGCAGAGTAATCCGCCGTCTCTTTTTTCAGGAAAGCCGTGTCGTAACTCTGTATCACGTGATGTAATTCCGGTATCTCCTCTCCGGTATACTTCATCCACCACTCACGCTTTAGAATAGCTCCCTCTTCTGCTGTCGGGTTCTGCATCCACTGCGCGTTCCATTTCGCAACGGGCAGTGTCGCCTGTACCTTCTCTAGTTCATCCAGTTTCCAATACTCCGGCCACACGGGCTTGGGCCGTGTTCCGTGGTCCATGATCGCCGGAAACTCGACCACGTGCCACTGATCAGCTTTCGCCTCCGACTGATTCTTTATCAGCATACCTGTGAGATCCTTTGTTGACCAACGTGTCATAACTAAAATTATTTTACCACCTGGTTGCAGACGCTGTCTTGGACCTGACGTGTACCACTCGTAAGCAGACTCTAATGCCGTCTTCGACATCGCATCCTGCTCCGAGTGTGGATCGTCGATTATAAGTAAGTCCGCACCACGTCCCGTGATCGCACCACCAACACCGGCCGCGAAATATTCACCGCCCTGTGATGTCTCCCAACGTCCCGCTGCCTTACTATCCTCCTGCAGTCTAGTCTGAAATATCTTTGTGTAATCCTCTGAGTCGATAAGGTTCTTTGCCTTACGTCCGAATCTTATCGCTAGTTCTGCCGTGTGTGTCGCCTGTATGATCTTGAGTTTTGGATCACGGCCCACCATCCATGCTGGCAGAAGATAACTTGCAAATTCTGATTTGGTATGTCTCGGTGGCATATTTATTATCAGGCGGTTTATCTCGCCCGACGCCAATTTATTAAATTTATCTGCGATGTGTCTGTGGTGGGACCCCTCTACAAAATCTGGCCA